GGATAAACAAACAACATTTCTTTAGCATACTTTATTGTATCACAGCATCCAATACCGTACGCAATGGCTCTTACATACAGAAGTCCATTAGAAGAAAATGTTGCCGCATACGACTCCAACGTTCAATCCCTAATTGCCAGCACTTCAGCTCATTACTACAAGGAGGAAGAAGAAAGCAACTTCAAATTTTTTAACTACCACCTCACCCCGGTAGCAAAGCAAAAGTTGATCACCTCCGGTATCTACTTGAGCCCTTTCTCAGCAATGCCGCACTCACATCCAGTGTGCAAGACCTTGGAGAACTATTTCTTGTATATAGTTGCTGCACCTTTGTTAGATAGTAGATTCTACTTTGTAGGCATTAAAAATCATAAAATTAACTTGCTCAAAACTAGGAATAGCGATTTAAGTATGGTGAGCAAGATAAATAGATATGTTACCAGTGCCGATAAGGTGCGCTATGGCTCTGATTTTGTTACAAAACCGATTTACACAGGAGAATGTTTGGCCCGCCACAGGTCATGCCTTGAAGGCGCAACACTCAAGGATTTAGTGCCAGCATTAAAAGAGGGGAAGGCTAAACATGTTTTCCTGCATGACGAACTGCATTATTGGAGCCCTCGAGACCTGATCACTTTCCTAGAACTTGTAAAGCCAGAGATCATGTACGCTACACTGGTTTACCCCGCTGAGATACTAGCGGGTGCAGCATTCAGCTTGCACCCTTGGTGCTACACATTTCAAATCATAGGCGGGAAACTGATTTTTTACCCAGATGGCGTCCAAACCGAATCATACGAACAGCCGCTCTCGTGCGGGTACTTACTCGAGGCAAAACGAATCATAACCCGACACTCCATCTACATGGTTGACCTTGTACAGAGTAAGTTTGCCCACCACCTCATAGCTATTACCCGGACAGAGGCGTTGAGCCCGAACTACCGGTCGTTCGGACCGTTCGACGCCACAAGCAGCTCTGCGTTGAGCCCGCTGATGCGGACAGAGAATAATTTCATACCTGTCAGTTTTGAGATTGTATCCAGGGTGTACCGTTACCTACGAACGCTAAAAAAACCTGACGTACAGTCCGCCATGGCCAAATTAAGCCAGCTGTTGCAGGAGCCGCGGGGAGTGGAAATCAAATTTATTGAGGACTTTTCAAGCCTGGTTATAAATACCGGGACTGTGAGGTCAATAATTAAACCGGAGCTGGTTAAACTCTTCCTGGGTAGATGGCTTGGGCGATTACCACACGCCTTAGCAGTCAAGTTCAGTGGTGTTAGCGAGGTAAGTTTAGATGATTTCGTCAGTCAAATGGAACCGTATACATTTCAAATTAAGTTGGCTGATGTGGATTGGAATTACCACCATCGCTGGGACCTTTACTCAAAAGCAGAAGAGGACTATGGGGTCGACGCTAGTAAATTACTGGAAGAGAGTTTTGTGGCCAATCGGCTTTACGAGTTTGGGGATAGAGCAAGGGCACCTTACTACAGTGTCAAGGGTCAGAAGAATTGGCACCACATCCTCGAATTAAGGTCTGATTTTGACGAGATGTACTTCATAAGTACTTGCCTCAGAGAATTATTCAATCCGACCCTGAGTGGGATATCATTCTATGAGGTGCTTGGCGTCCTTACTGGCAAATTGCAGGCTAGCAAGAGCATACTCATTAGCACCAAGTCATCCATCAGACAAATGCAAGAGCCTGGCCGGTATAACGTCTACATGAGAGCAGTGAGCCGGTACGCGCCAAAGCACGAAAGAGAGTGGGCGAGCTCAGGGGCAAAATGGTTTTTTGTCAGCGATAGGCACAATCAGCAGTACTTGTGCGATCAGCCCGATGGAATTGCCGTCCCCAAAGCCTTCAAGAAGGTATTCGGGACCGTGGTCGGAGATATCTTGGCTGGAGTGAAGTTGCGTAAGCGAAGAGTTGTTGGTTTCAGACTAGCTGAACAGCCCACTCCTGAGACCACGAGTGGAGAAGGTGAGGGTGGCATGAGGCATGACCCAAAGCCACAGAATGACGCGGAGCCCATCAGAGAAGAAGAGGCCGTGCCAGTTGTCGTGCAGCCAGAGCAGTTGTGCCCAGCTTACTGTGCCTGTGGTATTGAGCTAGAGCGTTCTGAATTGATAGCAACCGACCTACACGCATTCCGAGCACCAGACAATTTGGGCAATAGATCTGGCGGCTGGTACTCCGCCACTGGGGTGGGGTACAAATACAACGGTGGGAAGCACGGATCGCTTGGTTGGCCCAAGTGGCTGGGGGTGTGGATGCAACTAAATGGAATTGATAGTGACTATTACAACTGCTGCCTATATCAAGTTTATAAGGAAGGGGCGAGGATTGGGTTCCATAGTGATGATGAGGCAATTTTTGAAGAAGGGGCCTCCATCTTAACCTGTAACATTACTGGGAGCGCGGATTTCAGCTTCAAGTGCACAGTGGGCGGCAACTCTCAATTTCTAGATGGACCCATGAGTATACTGATGCCGGAGGGGTTTCAGGAGAGTCATAAGCACTCAGTAAGCAGGTGCTCCAAAGGACGCGCATCTGTCACATTCAGGCGCTTGGCAGGGGAGATGATTGGGGAACAACCAATAGAAGAACTTCGAAAAGTGTGCGTGGCAGAACAAAGGGAGCAGGGGCCCGAATCTTCAGAGCTGCCAGAGCGGAGTGGGAGTGAGCAACCTGGTGAATTCACACAGAGGAACTGCATCGGTGTGGTGAACCACAGGCATGGCATACCAAACATGAATTATAACCTCATCGATGTGCCTGGTGATGGAAATTGCTTTTGGCATTGTCTAAGTAAGGCCGTGAGTATGGGCGTTAAGGAGCTCAAGCAGGCTTGTACCCGTATTGATTTTAAAGATGAAGAGCTCAACACGCGATTTGAACACCAGATGCAGCCAAGGGTATTCGCAGAGGAAGAAGCAATTATGGCAGCAGCGGCCATACTGAGAGCTAAAATCATTGTCATAGCTCCGGAAGGCCCCCAAGTCTCTGAATTCACCCCACATGGTGAGCTCTTGCAAGTGCACTATTTGGAGATGAAAGCGAATCACTTCCAGCTGATTGAATTAAAGAACTCGTGCGTTATCCGCGCTATTGCGAGCGCCATGAATCGAGAGTGCCATGAGGTACTAAAGGTGTTAGAAGAATCCGGAGATCTGGAGGAAGGATCACTTTTACTTTCTGGGCTTGGAGTTGAATTGGCCGAGCTCGAACACTTCTTCTCGCTCTTCGGGATTGCCGCTTTGGTTGAGGCAGGCGGTACAGAACACAGGCTGAACGAAACGGGTCCAGTGCCAGCATACTTTAAGCTTGAGAACGCACACATCGAACATATCAGGAAGAATTGCAGCGTAAAAAGTGAACTGCTCAGAGGTGAGAACCTAGGTCTGAATATTACAAATCGATCACTTCTCTACGCCGAGCAATGTGGGTCATACCTGAAGTATAAACCAAATGAATCAAGGGCCAAGGTTCTTGCTGATTGCTTCCTTGCGGGTAGAACTGGCATCCTCAATTCAAAGTTGTTCAATAACAGCGGGAACCTGTTCGACGAAATAAATCACAATGGTGAGCATGAGGAGTCGGTTTTGGGAGTGTTTGGGACCTTTGGATGTGGTAAGAGTACCGCGTTCAGGCAATTCTTCCATCTCAATCCGGGGAAAGGGGTCTTTTACGTCTCACCAAGAAAAGCGCTGGCTGAAGAGTTCAGGTCCAAGACCCTAAGCAGGCAAGTGGGGAGGCTGGATAAAATCAAGGAGAAAAATTGGCTGCTCTGCACGTTTGAAGTGTTCCTTAAGAAACACCACCTGGTGAAGCCAGGGATGGCTGTAATAATTGATGAGCTGCAACTATATCCCCCGGGTTACTTGGATCTCACCATGCTACTATGCCCTAAGGGTGTGCTTTTCCTGGTTGGGGGTGATCCTTGCCAGAGCGATTATGACAATGAGATGGACAGACCCTGGCTTGGTAGCATGGAGAGTGACTGCGAGAGATTGCTGAAGGGGCAGAAATATAAGTACAATGGGCTGAGTAGGCGCTTTGTAAACAAGAATTTCTCAAGTAGATTACACTGCCAATTTACAGAGGACCGCCTAACAGAGGAGGAACCCCATCTGCTGTACACGGGGCTCGATGAAATGGTGCAAATTGAGGATGAGTACAAAGAGGTATTCTTGGTATCGTCATTTGAAGAGAAGAAGATCGTAAGTGCACATTTCGATGTTAAAAGTGAGGCAATATTAACCTTCGGTGAATCAACTGGTTTAAATTTCAAACGTGGGGTGATCATCATCACCAACGTTTCAGCGCTCACTTCAGAAAAGAGGTGGGTCACGGCACTCAGCAGATTCAGCACAAATGTGTGCCTGGTGAACCTAGTCGGGGTTGATTGGTCGACGTTGGCGAAGGTGTACGTGGAGCGAACTTTGGCTAATTTCTTATGCGCTCAGTCACATCAAGGTAAGTTGCTTGAATTGCTACCGGGTGAACCACATATCACCGCAGGGTTTCCTGATAAAATAGGGAAGGATGAGGGACTGCGTGAAGAGAAGATGCAAGGGGACCCGTGGCTAGAAGGGATGATCGATCTGTTCCAGATTGAGGACGTAGAGGAAGTTGAGGAACAGTTCGAGGAACTGCAGGANGAATGGTTCAAGACGCATCTTCCAAGGGAGGAGTTAGAATCGGTCCGCGCTAGATGGGTGCATAAGCTCCTAGCAAAAGAGTTCCGGGAAGTGCGCATGGGTTATCTAACTTCTGAGCAATTCACAGATGAGTACCCCAAGGATGCAGGCGTCAACCTCACAAACCAAGCTGAGAGATTTGAGACAATATACCCGAGACATAGAGCAAATGACAGCGTCACCTTTTTGATGGCTGTCAAGAAAAGGCTAAGGTTCTCCCGGCCAGCAAAGGAAAAATGCAAGTTGATTGAAGCCAGTTCTTATGGTAGGTTCATGCTCAATGAATTTCTCGACAAGGTGCCACTTAAAAGGAAGCATGATCCAATAATGATGGCACAGGCTAAGAAAGAGTTTGAGGATAAAAAAACGAGCAAGAGCGCAGCCACGATTGAGAATCACTCGGGACGATCGTGTAGGGATTGGCTGATAGACATTGGCCTTGTGTTCTCGAAAAGCCAATTATGTACCAAATTCGACAGCCGATTCAGAGTTGCAAAAGCCGCCCAAAGCATAGTTTGCTTCCAACATGAGGTACTTTGCCGGTTCGCACCATACATGAGGTACATCGAGAAGAAACTGCATGAAGTGCTCCCCGAACGATATTATATCCACTCAGGTAAGGGCCTCGATGAACTCAATGATTGGGTCAAGAAGGGCCGATTCAGCGGCATCTGTACCGAGTCAGACTATGAAGCTTTTGACGCGTCACAGGACCAATACATGGTGGCTTTCGAGGTAGAAGTGATGAGGTACTTAGGCCTGCCCAATGATTTAATCGAGGATTACAAATTCATCAAGACTCACCTGGGGTCGAAATTGGGCAACTTCGCTATCATGCGGTTTTCTGGAGAAGCGAGCACTTTCCTATTTAATACTATGGCTAACATGCTTTTCACCTTCTTGAAGTATGAAATAAAGGGTCATGAGTTCATATGCTTCGCCGGTGATGATATGTGTGCCTCAGAGCGTTTGGCGTTGAAAAAGCAGCATGAGTCATTTCTAGGTAAACTCAAATTAAAAGCCAAGGTCTTTATGGTTGACAAACCCACGTTTTGCGGATGGAATCTATGCCCAGATGGGATCTACAAAAAACCGCAGCTGGTCATGGAGAGAATGTGCATTGCCAAAGAAAAGGCCAACCTCGCCAATTGCATAGATAATTATGCCATTGAGGTATCTTTTGCTTACAAACTCGGGGAGAGAGCACTGAACCGGATGGATGAGGAGGAAGCAGCTGCCTTTTATAACTGCGTGAGGATAATCATCAAAAACAAGCACCTGCTTAAATCTGACATCCGCACATTGTACGAGGAAAATAAGTTGACTTAGGTTACTGTCAGTGTGATTGTATATGGATGTGTTAGTAGATTTGTTGAATAAGTATGGTTTTAAGCGTGTGAATAGTGGACTAAGTATTCCAATAATTGTGCATTGTGTACCTGGAGCCGGGAAGAGTAGTTGTATACGTGAGCTGATACAGAGTGATTCTAGATTCAAAGCTTACACCCTGGGAATCGAGGACCCGCGGAATTTACAAGGGATCCGCATTGAGAAGTACAAAGGACAGACTGAAGAGGGCCACCTGAACATACTTGATGAGTACACCCTAGAGTCTACAGATCTGAGCAAATTCTACGTGTGCTTTGGGGATCCCATACAGACGGATTGCGCGACTGTCAGGCCTGCAGATTTCATCTGCAACGAGAGCAAAAGGTTCGGCAGGTCGACTGCCCAGCTCTTGAGGGAACTAGGCTTTGACATTACTTCAAACAGGGAGGATTCCGTGCAGATTGCTGGGATATACGAGGTGGACCCTAGAGATACCGTGATCTATTACGAAGACGAAGTGGGGTGCCTGTTGAAGCGTCATCTGGTAGAAGCACATCACATCAAGGAAATCATAGGAAAAACTTTCGACTCCGTGACTTTTGTTACCACTCATAACGGGGTTGATCACGAAGGGCGGGCAGCTTCATTCCAATGCTTGAGTAGACACAGGGAGAATTTGCTAATTCTGTGCCCAAATGCCACTTACGGCCCCACCTGATCATACCAAGACCTGGACAGTTGCAGCAATTGGACTAAGCATCGTTCTTTTCACATTAGTCTATTCCAGGAGCACTCTGCCACAAGTTGGGGACAACATACACAGCCTGCCACACGGGGGTTATTACAAGGACGGGACGAAGCAGATCTTTTACGGCGCCCCACATAAGCTGAATTCCCTTGAAAAGGCTCTGAGCGTGAAATTCCAGCCCTGGGCTGTGGTGATCGGCCTTATTGCTGTGATCGTACTAATCAATTTGCTCGAACGTAGGGGGACGCTGTGCCTGCGGACGTATACATGCTTAACCGGATCCAGTGTTTAATATTAGTCACTAGCTTGGTTGTTAGTTTGTGCATAGTGTATTTCAGGGATCGTAATAATACGTGTGTGGTTGTGATTACAGGCGAGTCAGTAAAAATAGTTGGTTGTGAATTTACAGATAATTTCGTTGAGTTTGCTAAGGTAGTTAAACCGGCTGGGGTGCGCTTTTAGGTGATCAAGCTTGAAATTGATAAAGAATCAGAGACAGTATGTCACCTCCGAAACCAGCGCCAGAATCTTCGTCCACAAGTGCGGCAGAACCGCAGCTCCCGAGAGAACCGGAGCACGATGAACGTGGAAATCGGCAGAAGAGCCCCGAGAGACGGAGGCCACAACCCAGCAGAACTGGGATCAACGAAGAAACTTCCGAGAGTGATGTGGGATCTGACGACTATCAGGCTGCGGCGGACACGGAGCTACTCCATCTAAGTAGGTTGGAAGATCTAATGCGAAGGAGACAGAGGGGGGTTGTCGTAACGAATGCAGGATTTGAAACGGGGAGGCCCCCGCTGCGACCCACAGCAGCGATGCGAACGGATCCAGCGAATGTGTACGGCAGGCCCACTACTGACTTTCTATGGAAAATAAAGCCGCAGTTTGTGTCAAACAACATGGCCACAGCTGAGGACATGGCAGGAATTAAGGCGAAACTGGAGGGCATGGGTGTTCCGACTGAGTCAGTGACTGCTGTACTGATGCAGCTAGCTATCGAATGCGCCCACACCAGTTCTTCCTCCTACCAGAATCCGGCTGGAGTATTCACCTGGGCTGGCGGAGCTATAATGAAGGATGACGTGCTGGGAGTGGTACAGGAATTGGCCGGGTTGAGGCGGCTCTGCAGGTTGTACGCTGCAATAACGTGGAATTACATGCACATCCACAAAACTCCACCGTCAGATTGGGCTGCAATGGGCTTCACATTCAACACAAGGTATGCCGCATTTGACTGCTTCGACTATGTCGAGAACGGGGCAACCATCAAACCACAAGGAGGTATCGTGCCTCGCCCAACAACAGCTGAGTACGTGGCTTACAATACGTATAAGAGGATCGCGTTGGATAGGTCGAACAATAACGCATCTTACGCGAATTTGAACACCGAGGTCACGGGGGGGAGAATGGGTCCTGAGATCGAGCGCAATTTCAACAATGCGAACAGCAAGCGACAATGAATTACGACCGCATAAAGAGTGAGGTAATGTTTCTACTTTTGAGTAAGTTTCTAGAGCGTGGGAGTGCAGCTCCCTTACCTATCGTGTTTAGTATCTATGTGCGTGCTTTTAATAAGAGGGTTGGGAACGGAACTTCGGCCTACGCTAGGCGGCGTCGAGCTGTCAGCATAGGAAGGTGCCACCGTTGCTATAGGGTTTACCCTCCTCTCTGGTTTTCCAAGAAGTGCGATAATCGCACCTGTGTGCCTGGTATTTCTTTTAATCACAAGGTTCAGAATTACATCCTATGGGGAGTAACTGAGGTGATACCCCACCCTGGATACAATTTCTGAGCAAAGCTCTGCATAAAACCTAATTAATGTATAAGTGTGAAGCTAATAATAAATAAATAAGTTTTAATATATTTTTCCTT